AAATTACCAGATGAGTCTATACGGGCACGTTCTGAGCCGTTGGTAGCAAACCGTAACGGATTTGTACTTCCCGAATAAAGCAAAAGCCCACCAGCACCATAAGCATAAGTTTCATTTACGCTAATTACTGGGTCTGCGCTCCATGTGCTAGATACAGTTCCAAATTGTCCAGAAGATGTGTCAGAAACACTAAAAATTGCGGCTTTTGATGAGGCTCCTGCGGTCGTGTTCCCTACACGAATAAAGTTTGTTGCATTTGCGTTATACGCAACATCTAATCTATATGCAGGACTCGTAGTCCCCACACCCAAATTACCACTAGCATCCAGAGTCATTGCACTAGTAAAACTAGGAATTGCGCCAGCGGAGCCGGACGGCGCAATAGCCCAAACGTAACCGCCGCTGACGTTGTTTTCAAAAATTGTCGCCGCTGCTGTTGCAACGTAACGGTAGTTACTTCCGTCAAAATAAGCGTTGGTGATTAGGCGGCCTGTGTTGGCCCTCCCCCAAAGCGATGTAGTGCTGGAACCTGCTTTGACTTGCAAGATGGTGTCGCCACTCACCCAAGCACTAGGAGTAACTCCTAATCCAAGGTTGCCAGAGGAGTCGATACGCATACGCTCTGAGCCAGCGGTAGTAGCCGTAGTTCCATTTAAAAATACAAGGCTTCCTGCTTCATGGGCAATAATGTTTCCTGTATTTCCTGTTGTGGCTAAAAAGCGTAAAGCAGGAAAATCAGTAGCGTTTGCACCTAAAGCGTATTTCCATCCGCCATACCCTGCCGTTGCTTGCGTAACATCAAGTTTTGTATAAGGTGAACTTGTACCAATACCTAGACCTGTAGAGGTTAGGCGCATACCTTCAGAAGCATTGACACCAAAAATCATTGGGCCATTGATGTTGTTCCAAACGCTTAACGCATTAGTATCCCTGCCGTCATAACCAATGTCACCAACCTGCGTACCACTTTGTTTAAAAGTAAAGTAGTTGCTAGTGTTTGAGCTTTGAATACTGAATGATTCGCCAGCCGCATTTACCGCTAAAGTTGAGCCGTTAAAAGTAAGCGCAGAGCCACTTGTAACAACTTTAGAGCCGTTTAAATAAGCAACACCATTGGCAGTACCTCCAGAGAGGGTTAGATTGCCAGACAAGGTTGCAGCTGCTGCGGCAACAGTTCCCGTCAGTGTGGGCGAGGCAGACAACACATTGCTACCAGTGCCTGTGCTTGTTCCAACACCAGTACCACCTTTAGTTACTTTTAAAAGTGGGCCAGCATCAAACAACGCATCAATAGTATCTAGATCAGTATTGATCTTTCCACCCCAGGTATCTGTACTCGCACCAACTTCTGGTTTGGTAAGTCCTAAGTTGGTAGTTGTGGTATCTGCCATTTTTTCACCTCTATGCGGCTATTTGCCAAGTTTCGCTATTATCTGCAACCGATGTCCATGTTTTACTGGAATCGCTAACTGCAGTCCATGTTTCAGATCCGTCTGTAATTGGGGTCCAGGTCTCTTCAGTATCGTTAATCCCTGTCCAAGTCTCAGATACATCACTCTCTGCAATCCATTTTAGATTACCAGAGACTCCCATGCTAGATGTGCAGACAATACTCAAAGAAGCAGACTGCCTTCTCTGACCATTAACTGTCATGCTACTGGATGCAATAATAGGCACTCCAGAATTAGCAATAACCTGAGAGCCAACAACCATTGTTGCCGCATCAGCAACGCTCATCTGAGCAAATGCAACCCTAACCCCATTGACAACCAATACACTGCTGTCATTAGCCGCCAACGCTCCAATGGCAACACGCCTTGCCGCCACAGACATCGTGCTAGAGCTAGACACACTAGCAGTACCTATTCCAACCCTGATTCCAGATGCACTTACAGAGCTAGAACTAGAAATAGATGCCGCACTTATCGCTAATCTTTGACCAGAGGCAGTAGCAGAACTAGAAGCTACTACTGCAAAACCACCAGTCTTTACAACATTAGCCGCAACAGCAACAGAACTGGTATCAGAAACGGCTATAGCACCTATACAGATGCGTCTAGCCGCCAGTGTCATGGTACTGGCATCACTGATAGAAGCGGCTCCGAGGCTTACGCCATAGGAGTATTTCCCTCCACCATAATAGCCAGAACCATAGGCAGCCATGTTATGTCAAAGTGATTGTCAAGCTAGTTGCAGGGATGCGGAACACATCGCCATCATTAATTGTTCGTGCAGTAGTCAAAGGTGCCCATGCAAGCAAATTTCCACCTGTACTAGCATCAAAGATACCTGCCCAACCAATAGAACCCCAGTTACCACCAGAGGCGGCAGCAAACTCAATTGCGGCAGCGTTACTGAAAGTAGTTGCTGTACCAGAACCAGAGATAGTGCCAGTAACAACCCTAGCGTAACCACTACCAGACACTTCAGTACCGCCACCTGTATCACTAGGTGCGGCAGTAAACAAACCAACATACCAAGCAGTTGGGCGAGTGGCAGAACTACTTGTGAACAACCAAGTAAGTACTAGATTTTCGGTGTAATCGCTAAAAGATGACATTTTTTATCCCAAAGAACGGGCACGAACAAGAGGAGTTGAGGAAACAGATGCCCTTTGATCTGCAATCTCAATGTCGCTTAAAGAGTTTGTGTATAGTTGACCCCATGTACCTAGACGCTCATCGTCTTTTAAGTATGGAGTTGCCTCTGTTAAAGCACCATACAAGTACAAGTCTGGAGCATATGCCAATAGCCAGTTGCTTGTGTTTGAATCACTTAGCGCAGGAATCTTAGCATAATAAGTCAGTTCACCAGTGTATGTTGCATCTGGTGTTGGGATAACTTCTAGCTGAGTACCAATAATAGTGTAATAACCTGGCTGACCAGAAGCAACATAGTTATTGGCCTTTAATTCATCACCATAAGCCTCAGTCACAAACTGCAGTCTTACAATGGGGTTTGTATTTAATTGGAACTCTTTGGCCTGTAACCAGTCGGCAGGGTAGGCAAAGTATTGACTGTCAACACTGGCAGTCGCTCTTTTAAGCATTTGCCTGACACGCAACTTACGATTAAGTTTAGCTTCTGCAAGAGTGATAAAGGTTGGAATAATAGCGGTCAGATCATCCCGATTGAGATAATCCGCTATTGTTGTCTTTAACCCTGCAAAAGTATCAAGTGCCATTTTCTACATCCCTACACGCTAGTGTATGCTCATGTTTGTACTCAAATGTACCAATATGAAAGATCTGCTTAGAGAGATCTTGATCCACATATGTTTTGTGTCCGTTTTCAGCGGCTCTGCGACAAAACCATACATCTTCACCAATGTAGTCTTCCGCAGCGGGAACCCAAGGGATAGCAAACCAAGGATATTCCATAGACTTATAGACTTCGGATTTAACGAGCATTACGCCCATTCCGCAGTAGTCTACTTCAACAAGTCCAGTTGAATTGTCTTCAGTATATACCCGATTTACAAATGTTGCATCCATATCTGGGGTATTTTTTTTCACCGCAATTGGCTCTGTCGGAAACCTGCGTTTGGCATAATTTCCGCAAACAATACCTGCATCGTGGGCTAGTAAGCGCAGGATCGTATCCTTTGGAAACCGCATATCACTGTCCAACCAGAGAGTATGGGTGCATTCTGCCGCTACAGCATCCCTAGCGAGGTCCTGACGCTGTGCTGACAACAAAGTGCCAGAACTGGTGTAGATCACTACTTTGTGATGAGATGTACCTACTGTAAATCCAACCAATCTGGCTAAATCAAAAGCAAATCCAGAGTTAACAAAATCCCGTGTTGGAACCAAAATTCCAATGGTCTTACTATCCATTAAACTTCTCCAGGTCTTGTGCGAAATGCACGATTGTCAGGATCGTTGAGCCAACGCTTCATATAAGCTTGGTCATCAAGTTTTCCTTCGGCTTTCATCTGATAATACAAAGCCATCGGAATAGATGCCACATGGTGCATATCGCCATTCCAATTAGCTCGCTCATCAAAAGAATTAAATCTTTCTTTGTTCGCTTCTACTACTTCTGTAGCATCAATAATTGTCTCAATGGTTGCCACATCTTTTTCAGCATCGTAATGCCAAAGCTTTTTGGTTCCCATTTCTGAGTTGATGTCAAAGATTTTTGTTGTCATATAAAAAAAGGGTGGGTTATTAGCCCACCCCTTGTATTTCAGATTAGCTCTGAATTGTTGAGTTCAGGTCATAGACAGCGCCATGAGCCTTCTCGTTCTTGATCTTCAAGCCCCACTCGCACAAGAGCATACGCTTCTCAGCATCACCAGTCTTAGCCAGTTCAACTGTCTGGAAGGGACGCAGGAAAGCAACGCTTGCGTACTCAGGATCAAGCACGAAAACATCACGCTCACGTTGGAAGCGGTTGGCAACAATGCTCACATTCCCGAAATCGGAAACATAAATATCTGCCGCGCCAATGATGGTTGAAGGCTTAGGACCTGTCACATTGAAACGCTGACCTGCGATACCAGCCATCTTGGACAAGTTCTGCTTGTTAACAGGACCAGCCATAACGATGGAAGGAGAACCGCCTTCTGTCCACACCTTCTGAATTACATCTTTCAGCAATGTCTCGCTGAATGAACGCAAGTTAGTGGTTGTAGCATCAGTACGAGCTGCATCAGGAATGGTTGTGTATGAAGGATCACCACCACCAGTACCTTCGTTTGTATTGGTCTTCAAGAAGGCCAACAAAGCGCCAGTCTTACGAGCGGCAGAGGTAGAACCTGCGACAGCGGCTTGGTTAGCCAACATTGTGGCCTCCATGTCACGCTTAATTTCCGCAGATTTTTTAGCCATTTGATAGCTCAATTCTGAGCGGCGGCCTGCCTTGTCAACTGACTCCAAAGTGCCAGAGATCACAACATCTTTACGGCTAATCTGGGTGTAGTTACCCAAACGAACTGTAGGAGTTGCAGCAGTGAAAGAAGTGATGTCGTCACCCTCGATCTGTGCATTAGTTGTAACGGCACTAGCGAGGTCATCCGTTTGCCATTCAAAGAAAGTGTTGGTGACGTTCTCACGACCAACATTGCTCATAAATGGAGTCTCTTCTGGAGAGATCTGATAGATGACATTCGAAAGGTCCTCTCTAACGCCTTTAGCGTCAAATCGGGTGTATGTATTGGTAATAGCAGCCATGATAATTCCTTAGATGAATTTTTCGAAAAGGGATGCGGCATCTCTGACGCTTCCTGTTTGTGCAAGACGCTTTTTTGCGTTATTCAAATCACTGGACTTAGAACTTACATTACCTGCTGAACCTGGAGTGACCATCCTTGGTGCTTTTTTTATCTTCGCTTGGAATTCTGGACGCTTACTCATCATCTGGTCATATTTCCACGCTTTATGAAGCGCCAACAATGCCCTTGAATCAGTGATCGTGTTCAGTTCCTGCTCGGAAAAACCCAAAATCTGTCCGTACTCCAACAAAGCCTTTCCTTCTGCTTTGGCCTTCTCAGGAGAATTCCACTCAGGGATTTTCTCTTTCAAACGGGCAGTCTCTGCCGCCAAAGTAGCTTGAATATGCTTTTGTGCATCAGCATTCTGCAGTTGTGCAATCCTCAACTCTTCTGCTTGAATAGCGTATTTCTCTTGAAGTCTGCGCTGATGTGATGTCCATTGACGGGCATATTCAGTCGGGTCTTCAACTTCCAAACGATTCCAATCAGGCTCTGGAGGCTCGTACTGCTGCAACTTATTTTGCAATTGTCCTATTAACTGTGATGTGTATTCACGCTCTGCACGTACTTGCTGAAACTCAGACTCGACTAATTTGCGCTCTTCTGCCAGTTTCTGCGTTTTCCGTGTGTAGTCGGCTTCTCGTTGATATCCTCGGATTAATTCTTCCTTCGGGACTTCGATTTCTTTGCCATCAACTTTGACAACAAACTTCTCATCCCTTGGAGCTTCCTCTTCGGACTCTTCCTCGTCACCTTCTACTTCCTCAGAAGATTCCAATGCTTCGTCTTGCGGCTCCGCACTTTCCACTTCCTCAGACTCAGATTCGGATTGCTCCTCCTCTGGTTGCGCCTCTGCACCAGTGTCAACACCCTCTTGGCTGTCTAGCATGGAAGCAAAGCTTTGCGCTGCTTGGTTTACTGTAATCGAACCGACTGCTTGTGCGTTATCGGACATATTTACCTCTTAGTTTAACAATCATTTGTTCGGGGGTCTTCCCCGTCTGCGAACAAGGGCAACTTCTGCCATCTTGCCTGTATCCATGACAGAGCGCAGTTTTGCTCTCAAGATATCAATCGTGGTCAAAAGCAAATAAGCTTGCTCTCTAATAGGACCTTCCATTAACTTGGAAGACCTGATCTCACGATAACAATCATCTTCAATCTTCTTGAGCATCTCATTGAGGAGTTCATCCTCAAGGAGTAACTTTGCTTTATCTCCTCTTGCGAGGTTAATTTCTAAATCGTCCATTTACATCATTGGTTGAGGCTGTTGAGGGGTCTGATTCATTGCAGCTTGTTGACGGATTAATTCTCTGTCTCTATTCATTGCGGCATCTATTTCCGCACTTTGAATTTGTACACCATATTTCAATTCTAGCTCATATCTACGCAAAATACCATCTTGCTCAATACGATCTCTTTCTCTGTCATCAGCCATGATCATTCTTTCACGATCTAACTGTAGTTCAGCGGCCTTTTTCTGAATATCAGCTTGGATACTCTGTGCCTGAACTTGAGCCAATATCTCCTCTGGAGTAGGCTTGGGAGCAGGTGGCTCTGGTAATTGGAAATCAACAGGTAATTGATTAAAGTAATTCGTAGAATCTTTAATACCTGCCAACTGCAATAACTTAGTTAATGTGTTGGTGTACTGTGGTAAAGATACAACAGGATTATTAGGACCTGTTTTCTCAATCAACATTTCCTGACGGGCGGCTACTTGATTCAGAATATTAATTCTGTCTTCAATAGTGCCATCACCAACACCGACATTCACAATCACATCCATTTTTGCATCCCATGATCGTGGATCAATAGGCACAAAGGTATTGCGTAGGCGAACCATTCTGGCTCGGTCTTGGTTTTCCACTACCAATTTCAGAATGCCAGTAAACAACTTACGCAAACCAGTCTCAGCAAAGATGCGAGCAATCATCTCAATGTGCTGATGAGCGGCATTGACAGTGGCTGATACTGCGGCTTTTGTCGTACTCTGTAGAGCATCTGCATCCAGACCTGCGGCAGCTTTAGAGATGCCTGTACGGGTCTGTTTAATGTCGTCCAAGTAGTCCAACATTGGGAATGCGGCTTGTCCAACAAATGGGGTGGTAAAGGGCTGAACCATTCCTGGCGCTCTCATGCGGATAACCGCACCCACCTCAGTATTGAGGACATCTTCCATGTTGGCCTGTCCCTCAACAATTGCTGTGCGGGGGTGGATGGATTGAGCCAAGGAGTCTAGGATGCCACGCTGAACATTAGATTTAATTCTCTGGATATCCATCACAACATCTGCGGGACACATACCAAAGAATGTATGTGGCTCTGGATCTGGGCAGAAGTCGGCAAATTGGCGCTCGGAAACAATCTCGTTACGAATAACTTTGTTGCCTGTACCGATGGTGCAGATTCTACGCATCTCAGCAATGCCATCACCATCAAAGTCAACCTTCAGGTAGCCCTCAATGTACATCACACTCTTGCTTGATGGATCACCATTGTTTGAAGTGTTTACTACAGCAAAAGGATTGCGAGCGGTGTACTCTTGGTTGTTGTCAAAGTCATTACCATTGCCAGAGGCTTCAACCATCTCATCGTAGTCATAACCCATAGAAACTAGGTCTGATACTGTCTTCATGGTTCTGTGACCAACAAAAGTCGCATCCTCAATAGATTTGGCTCTGCGGTCAATCAGGAACTCTTCAGGTGGTAATGCCTCAATCTTGACCTTTCCAGTCTTGATTCTGCGCTTGATCTCCACATCGTACATCATGGGTGGTGGAGTCATAATGCCTTGAGCTTCGTTCTGAGGCTCAGTGCCAGGCACAGGGTACTCACGCACCGCAGAGATCTCAATGTCTGGGTCACTTGTGAGCATCATCATGCTTTGTTCATCAAGCATAGAGAATGACTCAGCACGGACCTCAACAGACTCATCCCACCAGTACTTCACGATACCGCATTTGCGTACTAAAGCATCTTTAAAAGCAGAGTGGAGAATCTTGAAACCTGGGTTATCACGCTTGAAGATGAAATCAACATAGTCTGTCGCTTGTTCAGCATTCTGGACATCTTCAGGACCTTGAGGGGCGAACTCAACCACACGCTCTGGACCAAAGAAAATACGCATCAGGCTTGGAAGGATGCCTTGGACTGTATCCCTGACATCCATTGAAACGACTTGTGAGCGACCCTCTTCCTCATCACCAAAGAGATCACCATAATAGTACTCTGTCGCCAATGCTCGGCTACCGCCAATATCGTCATCAATGAAGGATATTGCATCTGTAATTTCAGCAGAGATAACGCCTTGAAGTTGTTCTTCAGACATTACCTCTTCATCTTGCATTTGACCCTGTAGAGTCTCTGCCATCAACATTGGGTTTTCTTGCATATTATTTCCTTATCGTGAGCCGATATAAGGGAGGATTCCAGAGCCAGTATTCTGTAGTAGAGAAGGGATGCCGCCAACGTAATTGTTAGCCATGCCACCATAGGCCATACCCGCTTGAGGGAGCATGAGAGATTTTTCATCTTCTTTGGGATTGAAGGAGTATTTAAAACCAGTTTTAGCCATGTCACCAATAGTCGCATTTGGATCTGTGATGCCTTTGAATGCTTCTACTGTTGGTGCAATTTGTTGATTAGCCATGTTTCCCATGAAGTTGCCAAACTCAGCGCCCATAGATGCAGGAGCTGCACCACCACCTGCTACTGCTTCTGACATAGCGCCTTCTGTAGCGGCTGACTTGAGGGATTCTAAAAAGGCGGCAAGTAAGGCTTCCATTTAATCTTCCTCATCTTCCATTTCGTATTCTGTCTTAGCCATCATCAACATATTCTGCTGATTCTTGGTCATTTTCTTGGTGATTGGTCCACCAGATAACCATGCTGAACAGGTACGCTCACCTGCACATTTAAAGTCAAACAACTCACAATATCCCAGATTAGCCGCACCTTGGACATCTTTGGCGTACCCATCTGTCTCTTCATCAATACCTTTTAAGATGCAATCTAGCATCTCAGGGGTTTGGATAAAGGCAGCGCAATTGCCACAGCGCATCTCTTGAACTTCATCAATAGATACTGCCCACATATCAGCAAGGTTCTGCCAGTACTCTTCGTTATCCTCTTCAGGATTGGCAGGACCATAGTCAACATTCTTAATAGCCCAATTGCGATTTTTAAGATTGAGCTTGATATCGTGGGTAGCAATTGGACATTTCATTTTTTATTCCTTGCAGAAATAGCTTTAGCCTTTGCTTTAGCGTCTGCCTTTGATGAAGCACCCCATGCTCTGAGACTAAGTAGAAGTCTAGTGGGTTTGCCATCTTTGTACTCAGGGCCATCATTTCCTGCCATCCTAGCCAAGAAAGAAGCCCTGCGGGGATTATCTCCTGATTTAACAGGAGGTTTAATGTCTTGCCCTGCGGCTTTTAAGCTCGCACGACCCTTGGCATTCAAACCGCCTTTAGGGTTTTGACCTTCTTTTTTTTGCCAAGCGGCAGTCATTTCTTTTTAGCAGTCTTAGCTGCTTGTTTAAAAGCTTTGTCAGTAGGAGCGCCCTTGGAGCCAGGCTTACGCATCTTCTCTTTGGAGCCAGCCTTTATACGCTCTTGTTTAGCATGGATATTGGCATAGAGTCCAGATTTCATTTCTTGCTCCGATTGGTAGCAGTGCGTTGTCCACGCTTTGGCATAGAGCGAGCCTCACTTAAAGCAATTGCAATGGCTTGGTCACGGGATTTAACCTTTTGACCAGAAGAGGACTTTAGCTTTTTGTCCTTAAACTCGCCCATCACTTTGCCAATTTTCTTGGCGGCATCATCCATTTTCATAGGATTCTCCTAATAGGTTGCTCAATAGTACCATATTAATCAAAAAAAGAGCCACTGTTTAGGCGGCTCTGAAAGGCAACGGCAATCAAACTAATCCACGAATTAACCTTTTGATGGGTTTATTCCATGAACTGCTAGATCCCCATGAGATGGTGGCGGCATCTGCTGCAAATGTCAACACAAAGGCATCAGCCATGTCAGGAGATTTAAGCCCCCTCCTGCGAATATCATCTTTGGACTCAATCTTGATCTTCCCATTAGAGGTAAAGGTGTACCTGACAGTTGCCAGTTCTCCAATTAAATCCTCGTTATTAGGGATTTTGCAGTCCCTTTTCTCTAACCAAGCCTTGGCCTTGTGCCAGAGTTCCGCTCTCAGGTTCAGATAAGTAGCCCCCATAGCAGGACTCTCCGAGACATTAATGCCCCTAGCGGGAAGCTTTAGCTCTCTTAGTCGGTCAACAACACCTGCTCCCAGTCCGATAGAGTCAACCAGAATCTCGGCAGGTCTATTCTTGTGGTCACAAGCCTCATACTGAGCCACCACCGCACCTGTTAACTGCATCAGGTCCAGGTTCCTCCACCTCTCCAGAGTATGGACAACATTGGATTGACGCTTACACAAAACTGACGAGTCGGAACCAAATCGAGCCACATCCAGTCCCCAAACAATGGGGGCATCTTCGTAAGCTCTGGTATCTCGATGTTTGGCAGATTCAAGTAGATCCATTGGAATGATGGTGTCATCGTCACTCTTAGGAAACTCTCCAAGAACACGAATTCGGAACGCATTAGATTCCTCGCCATAGCGAGATTTCATATCGTCAACATACTCTTTACTGACCCTAGCTGAGTCAATACATGAAACTCGCTTAGTCCACCACTCGTCTTTTAATCGGTTATGTGTGTCAAAAAAGAACCCTGAAGACCTTACAGGGTTGCCCAAAAGTATCGTCAAAGCGTTATGACCAGACATAGAACCAGCAGCGGCCTCAAACACCGCCTCTGGGACACCAGATGCCTCGTCTGCTACCAACATCACATTATCAGAGTGAACACCTTGTAGAGCCTCTGGCTGCTCTGCCCTAGAAGTTCTGGCAGAGATAAACGCCTCGGTAGCGGAAGCCTTCAGCTCAATCCTTTCTTGTTTGACATCAAGCAAGTCTTGAATCGGTTGGGGTAGTTCTTTGACCCATCTCTTGAGTTCGGCAAACAAAGCATCATAAAGTTGGGCAGAAGTAGGGGCAGTCACCACGACCTTAACAGGATATCTAGTCAACAAAAACCACAACATAGCCCAACTTGCTGTCGTTGACTTACCCACTCCATGACCAGAACGGATACTAATCTTGCGCTCACCAGAGGCCACAGCGTTCAAGAAGTCCTTTTGCCATTCATCAGGCTCTACTCCTAAAACCTCTTTAACGAACAAATTAGGATCATTCCTGTACAGGGTAATGAACTGGATAAAGGGGTTATTCATTGTTTTCCAAGGTTACAGGCTCTACCTTACCCATATGCTTTAGGGCTTGGAGATGTAGATCACCCAAAGAGATATTCACTTGAGTCTTAGCAGTGTCACCATAGTTCTCAGGGTCAAGCTTAGAAGCCATCCACTTACGGGTATCGACTTGGAGTCTAGCCTTGTTAACACCACTGTTAGATGTCTCATCAGCCTCATCTGCAATCTCCAAAGCCTCTTCAGCCAACTTCTCAGCCTTCAACTTTCTAGCCTTCAAAACCGCATCTCTACGCTCATCAGTATGGTTTATCCAGAAAGACAACATCGGTCTAGAACACTCAATGAACTCAGCCAAGCGTCCTATAGTCATCCCCTGCGCTATATGAGCAGTCACAAACTCTATCCCACCCAAACCCTCAATCTTCTTCTCCAACGCCCTTCTCATAGGAAATCCTGCCATGTCTTCTCCTTGATTTAATGGTTACAAATTCTAAACTATAAAAAAAATTTTTGGAGGACTCTTTTGTTGTTGGGGGGAGGGGTAGGGGGGGTCTTAGTGTGTTTATGTATGCCGATATGTGTTTATGTCCCCTGCCACAGCGCCCCCTCCATTTATCGATAGGGGGGGGTAAACCCTTACTCGTAAACCCTACCCTTAAGGGTAAACCCTTACTGGTTTCTACCTAGGTACTAACCCTATCAGGGTAAACCCTCCTGGTTATCCGTACAGCATAGGGTAAACCCTTAGATCGGCATTTAGTTATGATTTATAACTATTTGTCTCATGGGCGCAAAAAGTGTTTGTAGATCAAGGTCTA